TACCCAGGAGGAGATACTGATCCCCTAAACCATCAAATGCGCCAGCCAATCAAACGGTAAGAAGCACCTAAAGCCCACGATTGTGGGGTATATTATGCTTCATGAGTTCAGGGTCATTCCCCACAAGTTACGTCATTGCCAAGTTCTCATGTGGCAATAAGGCACTGCTCGATGCAAGTTCACTAAACTGCGGTCCACGCAGCACGCCGCTACCTCAAGTTTCTTATGAAACATTGTAGCTTGGGTAGAGGAATTATACATATGCACCTTGTAGCTCAGATATTGGGGGGAAAGCCATGTGAACAACCGCTAAAGAGCAAGGTTAAGCATCACAATGGCAAAAGGGATCAGTAAAACCGCCGGGTAAGTCAGGTAGTAGCGATACTCAGCACATGGCTGCGCTACCCCCTAGCCATGTTTCAGGCAACCAGAGGAGGAGGGAATCTTTACTACCAAGTGCCGCTTATAAAGGCTTGAACGTGGCCCAATGGTAAAGACGCCTATCATTGCGGGACAAAGGTTTGTCACGCAGCGGTATGGCGCACAATACACGAACCCCCTCAATAGCTGGCGCTTTACTGATGACAACATTGGGCGACGCAGGGCGTTTGGGTTGCCCCTTGACCTTGCGGCGCTTCAGGATGTCAGCATTTTTGTGCCATAGCAGGATAGTTGGTTTGCTATTGAGCGGCACTAGTGAACAAGCGCCATTGCTAACGGGCATGGGCAGCCGCACGGGCTTGCAGGTCACTATGACCCGCCCCTGTGGCCGCCTAACCTGTTTTGACCGCACCATTGGCAAGCTGAAAGGGTTTGCACCCCTACGCTTGCCGCTGTTGTGGCCGTACTGTGGCGCTCGCACTAGTCATTCACCTTTCATTGCAGCGAGTTTAAGACACTCTTTTGCTGGCGTTTGAAGTTAACCCAGCCTATTCAAGAAGACTCATTACTGAGGCTACCATAGGCCAAAAAGCACTACAGCATATTACAAAAGAAGTTGCAATATGTTAAAAAATAATCTTACGACCCGCAAGCAAATACAATACCAAAGCATCCACTACATACGGGGAAGGAGAGAAGTGATTACCCACAGTAGATGACTATGGGGGTGGACACAGGTAAAACAAATTGTCCATGGATAGACACATATACAATAACAACAAGGTAGAAGAGCGTTGTCCAAGGGAAATGGGGACGTAAGGTATGTGGGTGGATTAGCCGGTTAGCATATACGGGGCAGTCCTGGATTAGGGGGCTGTAGCGCCCCTGGACATATGGGGCAGTCCTGGATTAGCGCCCTGGACATGGCCGACGCACGTTGCTCACCTGTCGTTCACAGGCGTATTTGTATCCTATGGATAGATGGATGACCCTTAGATGAGCCTAGCGTGTCTGCACGGCGCGTCTAGCTCTTCCATCCATCGACGTAGATGAGCCAAAGCGGGGATGGATGACGTAGATGAGCTTTTTCCTAGTGGTGGTCTTCTTGGTGGCAATAGTCTTTTTCGTTGTGAATGTTGTTTTCTTCTTCGCGGGTCGAAATAAAAAAAGACTTGGACCTAGAAGAAGACCATATGTGGGGATGAGCCAGTGGGGACTAGATGAGCCTCCGGGGAGCAGGACAACGACTTAGAAGATGCATCTTTTGAGACAAAAAAAGACCCAGCCCGGTGAGGGGCTGGGTCCGGTCCGGCGAGCGTATTGTGCAATCGCGGCACTGTGCTCGCAATCGTCATTCCATCGGCGTGCTCCTTACGTCGCGATCGATTCAAGGGTAAAAGTGTTGGGGCGGCATTGCTGCCGCCCCATGTCACTCAGCTTTGGCTGATACCATCAGCCGCATTTTCAACGGCCTGCATTACCGCTTCAGTCACCGCCGCCGTCCGCTCAGCATCAACCCCGCCAACGTCAACGGGCTTTGCTTTGCGCGGCTTTTTTGCCGCTTTGGGCTTTGCCGCTTCAGTAGCGGCTTTGGGTGCCGCCGCCTTGCGGTCAATGTACGCCTTGCCTTTGGGCGTTAGCGCAATGGCATATACCGTATGGTTGCGCTCATTTTTGCTAACCGGCAGCCGCTTGAAGTAACCGGCCTCAATAACCGCCTTGCGGTGATTATTTTGGGGGCGGCTCAAACCGTCAACAAGCCCTACCGCAAGCTGTATTTGCGGGTCAGTAGTGCCACCATCACGCATTGCCATTGCCAAGGCTAGGCTTTGCTTACCGTGTTTGCCAAAGGCATGAGCGGTAGCAAGTTGCTCACTAGTGGGCTTTGCGCCCAACAGCTTAACCGGCCATTGCTTGAACGTGGTGGCGTAAAACGCTGTATCAGTCACTTGTTTAGCCATGGTGTTAGTAACCTTTCATTGAAAGCTTGCATCACGCCGCAAGCTTGCGGCTGACATAACCCCATAGCGTAGCACTTGCCAGCGTGGGGTTTAGTGATTTTGCAAGGGGCTGCTAACCCCGCGCCATGCCCACATTGGGGCTTTAATGGCGGCCCCTGCACCGCAGGGGCAAATCACTAGGCAAAGCCAAATCAACAATGGGGTTATTGCATACGCCACGCTTTGCGTCAACTTGTTTTTGCAAAATTGTTTTAATTGTTTTTGTGCTAGTTGGCACGACGTTTGCATGGGGATGGATGGACCGATTGGAGCTGGAAGCAAGACACGTGCCAAGGATGGATGGAAGCAAGGACCATGCCAACGATGGATGGAAGCAAGACACGTGCCATGTGCGGGAAGTATGTTGTGGACAGACGGGAGCCGGATGGAATTAGGATTAGGATAGATGAAAGAGGTCGACCCCCCATGCCAGCTCTAGCTATGGCACCCGTGCAATCCTGGGTACTTTTTTGAAATTACATCGGAAGTTAATTACACAAAGTGCTATATTACCTGTAGTACCCAAATTTTGATTTGAGGTATTTCCTATCCACGTAGGCAGTGAATGATTGAGCCAATGGGGTATTGGTCATTAAATGTGTTTTCCCTGACCTTGATAAAATGGGCTACATACGGTGTGCCTTTTACTTTTATGGTGGCTGCTCTCAGGTCTGGTAGTTTGAATGAGTTTTCACTTCCACCGTACAGTTTTCCTATGATTGAGTGCAGTGTTTGATATTTGGTGGCTGACAATTCACTTCCATCGCACAAGAGCCATCCACCCAGTTTGTCTTCTACCACTGGTATGTTTGGCAGTTGTGTGGCTACTGCTGCTGCAGCGGCTAATTTGAAAAACTGACGTCTATCCATCTATCTACCCCTTAGGTCTTTCCCCTGTGATACTGTTGACCCACCTTTGCATTGAACCGTTGATGGTGTTGCAGGTGGCCTGTAACGCTTCTAGGGGCTTTGCCCCGCAGGTGATCATGTACTCTAGTGCGGCTTGAGCAAAGGCCATTTGTATGACCCCCACTATGGGCGTATGTGGGTCGGCGTTGTTGACGTTCAATGTGCTTATTTCTGAGGAGTGTTTTTCTAATAGGGTTCTCAGGCTGGTTCTTATTTCCTTGGTTATTTCTATCGCCCTTTGTTTTTCCTGTTCATTCATTTTTGGGTTTCCTTGAGAAAATGGGTTTGTCCCAGAACTCTGCATTGACAAGAATTGAAAACAATATAATCCCCCAAATTCCTGGGCCAAATACCCCAAACACCAAACAGAGGAGAAGCCTGCCCCAAGTCAGGTCACTGCCCCGGCTTAGCCATAAGATGAAACTTGTACCCAATGCCCACCAAACTATTGCCAGTGCCCAAAGGTCATGTTTGCTCATTTTGTTTTTCCTTGAGTTGCTGCTTCAGTTGTTCAACTTCCTTCTCAAGGCGTTTTATTTCTTGCTCTTGTTCATTGATGACGTCCCAGAACGACTTTATCTTTTCAAAACGCTTTCCCATTGTAAAACATCCTTCTGTAGTGGTAGGGACAGTAGGTCAGCCTTGCGTCCTGGGCTGTTGGTGCACCACAGAATGTAAGGTCCTTGACTTCCCCCACCACCCACCGGCATTGGTGTTCGGTGGCTGCGTACAGGTGGGTGTAATAATTTGTGGGGTCGCCTGTGTGTTCCATGGTAGGTTCCTGTACTGGCAGTATGAACCGCCTGAAGCGGTGTTTGGGATCGTGTAGTTTCTTTGGGGGTATGTTTGATGGGGCTTTCTCATGCGGCGGCAAGCCTAGCCGGTGAGCCTTGCCTATGACGGCGTTGCGGGTCAGTTGGCCCGCCGCCCCTATGGCCCCCAATATATAAGCTGCTGTGTAACCCTGCAACCAAAGTTCTGTCAGTAGTTTTTCGGCGTCTGGGTGGATGGTCCAGAATGACATTGGGTATTCCTTTGTTATGCTTTTTAGTTTCTATACGTTTCCAATCCCCGCATTGATCTAGGTCATCAAAAATACAGATTGACACTGAGACGACGATAAGTGTAGTTATTTGTGTCATGACGTACCGTTCCCTAAGTCCCTGGGAAATGCCGTGACAGGTTGGGCAGTGGTCATGACCAAGCCGAACTGCGAGCACATCGCGGTCGCAAACTTATGCCAGCAGGGGTTTGACTGTTATTCACCCCGCTACAAGCAGACACGGCTGGATAAATCAGTAGTCATCAAGCCACTTTTTCCCCGCTACATCTTCACTTTAATCAACAACATTTGGTACTCTATCCGTGGCACACGCGGTGTCAGTCATTTACTGATGGGTGAGAACGGACCGGCTCAGGTCCCACCATCAGTGATTGCCACCATAAAAGCACGTGAGGATTTGGAAGGGTACGTTATGTTGACGCCAAAGCTGAGTGGGGGTCAAAAGTTCAGTAAAGGGGATCAGGTCAGGGCTATTGATGGGCCATTGGTTGACAAGCTCCTGACATATGAAGGCACAGCAAGCCATGACCGTGTGAAGGTTTTGCTGGCCATGCTGGGCAGGCAAGTTCCGGTTACCATAGAAGAGAAACTACTTGTGGCCGTCTGATTCCAAAGGCGGCCATTTCTACGTGTACGTGTCCATAATGTTTAATAGCCACTGGAGAAGTCAGAAGTGGAACCCTTCTGACCCTACCAGCGGTAGCGTCTTTGGAGAATAGTATGAGTGAAAATTTACCGACGTCTGGTGTTGTAAAGTGGTTTAATCAGGACAAAGGTTACGGATTCATTCAAGCTGAGGGCATGGCCAAGGATGTGTTTCTGCATGTCAAAAGCTTGCGGGCCTCAGGTATCACCAATGAGCTTGTTGAAGGTGAGCATATAAGGTTCGTCTGTAACACAGGTCCGCGTGGCTACTTCGCCACAAATATTTCACGCAATGGGGCTACACCACCTGTCAAGATAGGTGGTTAGCCATGAATTGGGAGCCTAAGCCACCGCAGGACTTCCTGGACTGGATGTTTGATCCTGATGGGTGGTTCAGAAGGCACCGCCCCCACCACCATCATCACAGGGTAGTCCTTGTGATTGATAATGTAGCTATCCTACTCAAACCCAACGAGGAGAACTTCGTCATGGTAGACGTCACCGTAGGCCACACGATCTCAATGGCACTCAAGTTCTGGGATCAAAACGGCAACCCGATGCTGGTTGACCCCACCCCCGACGCGGCCCCGGCTTGGACCAACACCGCACCGGCCACCGAAACGCTTACCCCGTCCTCAAGCGGCCTTGCCTGCACGGCCACTACCGTGGCTGTGGGTACCGACGTCATCACTGTGGCTTTGGCTGTTGCCAGTGCGCCGTTCACGGCTACCTTGGCCGTCAATGTCACCGCTGTGCCGCAGGTGCTGACCGCTGTGACTATCGAACCGACGGTTAGCTAGCATCATGCCGCCAGTCTCACAGCGTCAGAGGAAAGCAATGTGGGCTGCCGCCAGTGGCAAGTCCACTATTGGTATTCCAAAAAAGGTTGGCAAGGAGTTTGCCAAAGCTGATCCTGGCGGCAAGTTGCCTGAATCTAAACATCTACGCAAAAGTGGTCACTCAGGTGCCCACCAACTGGGAAAGAGGTGATTACTATGACTAACGTATTCGGTGGAAAAGGCGAAACAAGTAAAAGCAGCCCGTTGGCTGGCCGTGCTGGCGGTAGGACCTCTTTTGGTCACTCCTCTTTGCAGGGTAAAGGGCCTGCTGCCGGTAATGTGAAGCAGCCCAGCGGCAACGGTATTGGCACCGGCAGCGGCAACTCAAGGTTTGGGATGGCTGACCATCATGGGCCAAGCCGCAGTGGCCTCTCTTGTGCTCCCGATACTTTCAGTGGGGCAAAGAAGACCCATATGAGTCCAGAGTACAGCCACGGTGGGCATCGGGTTGGTAAGGGCTGATTATGCCTAAGCCAGAGTTTTACTCTGATGTGCCTCACGCCCCAAGAAAGAAGCTTGCTGTTGGGAAACTGACTGAGCAAACTTCTTCACTTGGCAATGAGCCACCCGCTATGGTGCCCAGCAAGCCCGGTGGGACCAGCGGTTTGGCTGGCCCTGAGCATGCCGTGAGCCACCCGCCCAAGCCTAAAATGGAGCCGCCAGTTAAGGTCCATCCATTTGCCAAAGCGGCACATGGCTATGGTCACCCAGCGGCTGCCCGCGTCGGTCATTTGCGGCTTAGTGGGCACAGTGGTGCACATCTGCTTGGCAAGAAATCCTGACCCATGGACGCTGGTCACCCTATGGTGAAGGCTTTGCAGGGCAAGGCGTCCACGACGGACCCTGATGCTGTCAGAAGCTTTGTGTCAAGCCTGAAGGCTGGCAACGGTAAAGGTCAAAAACCTATGCGTGATGTACAAGTAATCCGTCATGGTGCCACCAGTTTGAATAATGACGATGTCTCAGTCGACCGCATACGTGGATGGAAAGATATACCGCTTTCGAAAGAGGGTAAGGACGAGGCTCATACCCTGGCTGATAAAATAGTTGATGACCCGCCCGACACGATTGTTAGTTCTGACCTGAAGCGGGCACATGACACGGCCAAGATAATTTCTGACAAAACCGGTGTGCCAATATCTGATGTTTCTGAAAGCTTCAGGCCGTGGAATGTTGGTGAATATTCAGGTCAGGTAACGTCAAAGGCTATACCCATCCTTGGTGAGTATGCCAGTGAAAAGCCTGATGAACCAATCCCTGGCGGTGAATCGTTCAATGACTTCAAGGACCGTTTCCTGAGTGGCGTCAAGTCGGCCCTAAGTGAGTATCCAGGGCGTATTGCCATTGTCACGCATCACCGTGGTGAACGGTTGCTGCATGCTTGGGGCAAGGCTGGGTTCCCTGAAAGCGGGGACATTGACGTTAAGGAATTCAATAAGAAGGGCGAGCCGACTGGTACCATTTTGAGTCTCAAGATACCTGTTGGTAAGTTGGATGGTGCTTCAAAGGCTGGGACCTGATGCTTACCGTAGCAGTATCAGTGGTTGGGGTTGTAGCTACCTTAATGTTGCTTTTTGTTGTCCTATCGGTGCATTTTGACGCATGAGTACCTACCTTAAGTCAGAGGATGCAATTGAGGGCTTGAAAAAGAGCAAGGAAAGTGTTGACTATGGCCCAGGTATGGCTAATTCACATTGTGGCCCGACACACAAATGGCCACCGGGTGGGGACTGCCAGCATTTTATAAGGCCATCCTCCTGCCGTTTGGTCAGGGGTCACATTGGTACAGACGATTGGTGCAAACTTTGGGATGCAATTGAATGAGTACCAAGATAAGGATGGTGAACCCAATACGTTCACTGCAAGCCTCAATTCAAATGAGGAATACGCCGCGTAACCCTTTTTTCAGGAATCCAATTCCAAAAGGATTTGTTCTAAACCCTCACAGCATAGGGGGTATGCTGCCGGGGGACCCCTCACGTAGCCCAGGGTACTTTGGTAGGGGGGATGTGTCACTCAAGGCGCTGAAAGCGCGTTACCTTCACGGCATAAGAAAATCGGTGCATGAAAAAATGGCTAAGACAAAGGAACCTCCTAAATCAAAGCGCAGCCCTGAAAGTCTGCAGATAGTCAAGGAAGCCCGTGAAATACAGGAAATGGCGCGGCGCTATGCGCCTGATGCCATTAAGGCCATGGGTGATATCCTCAAGTCTAAGGTAGCCAGTGACTTGGCCAAAATATCGGCGGCCAACTCAATGTTGGACCGTGGCTATGGCAAGGCTACGCAAACCAACATCAATGCGACGGTGAATACTGATGGCAAGCCAAGTGAAGTTGACGAACAGGAACTCAGTCGTAGAATTGCGGAAACTCTCGCAAGAGTTGAAGGACTTACAAAGCGAAAGAGAGAAAAGATTAAGAGCCAGGAGCAGCCTGCTCACCTACGCAAGCTCCATTGAAATACCCGGCGCGCCGATCCGCAAGGATGATGAAGACTGTGAGGAATTCACTCCTATTAAATCGGCTTTTGGTGCACATCATCTGCTTTGGATTGATTGTCTGCAAAAAGTTGAGGATGGGGAAATCCCGCGACTTATGGGGCTGATGCCGCCAGGGTCAGCTAAAAGCACGTACAGCAGTGTTGTATTCCCTACCCACTTCATGGGGCGCTTCCCACGCAGTTCAGTGATTGTGGCGAGTTATGGCTCAGACTTGCCACGCAAGTTTGGCCGCCGCGCCCGCAGCATAGCCAAGCAGCCGGTCTATAGGCGCATATTCAGCACAGGGCTGGCAGCAGATAGCGCCGCAGCCGACGAGTGGGCGCTTGAAAACGCTTCTGAATGGATGGCGGCTGGTATTTTAACAGGCATCACCGGTAACCGTGTTGACCTTGTGGTATGGGACGATCTGATTAAGGGTCGTGAACAGGCAGACTCAGACGTCATACGCAACAAAACATGGGATGCTTATTTTGATGACTTGCTTACCCGTAAGAAACCAATGGCGCGGGAAGTAGGTATCACGACTAGGTGGCATGAGGACGATCCGGCAGGGCGCATACTGCCGATGAAATACAACGGGGAGTCAGGCTGGATCAAAGGGCGGGATGGTAATGATTGGTATGTTGTTTGCCTGCCAGCCGAATGTGAGCGCAGTGACGACCCGCTAGGGCGCAAAGTTGGAGATTATATTTGGCCTGAGTGGTTTCCACCGGGCCATTTTGAACCGTTCAAGCGCAATTCACGTACTTGGAACGCCCTGTTTCAACAACGGCCAGCGCCTGAAAGCGGTGATTATTTCAAGGCGGAATGGCTGAAGCCCTATGAGGTGATGCCTTCACGTGACACCTTGCGGGTTTATGGGGCGAGTGACTATGCGGTTACTAAGGACAGTGGGAATTACACCGTCCATGTTGTGGTGGGCATTGATCCTAACGACAATATTTACCTACTTGACTTATGGAGAAAGCAAGCCAGTTCCGACGTCTGGGTCGAAGCCTTCTGTGATCTGGTGCAACGATGGCGGCCTATCGGGTGGGCTGAAGAGTCAGGCCAAATCAAAAGTGGTATTGGACCGTTCCTGCAGAAGCGCCTGATTGAGCGTAAGCTGTATGTGGTACGCGCCCCCTACCCGTCGCGTTCTGATAAATCAATCAGGGCACAGTCAATCCGTGGCCGCATGGCAATGCAGGGTTTGTATGTGCCGCACCTTTCAAATTGGTTCCCTGACTTTAAATCCGAATTGATGGTGTTCCCTAATGGTAACAACGACGACCAGGTGGACGCCATCAGCTTGATTGGTCAGGTGTTGGATAAAATGATGCCGGGTGAGGCAGCCAAGCCAGCACCTGAAAAGCCAAAAGTGTTCTCAACTGATCCCGCACACTGCACAGTCACGATGGACGACATGTGGGAAGCCAATAGCAGGCGCAGGGGCAGCCGTGGGCTGCGGATACAATAAATGCCTGATCCAGCCACCGATCAAATGACGCAAGCGTTGGCTCAGCAACCTCAGCCACAGGCGGCTGATGCTGCCGCCCTGTCCCCAGCGGCGTTGGCAGCTATATTTCTTTCCCCTATGAGTACAGGTGGTTTCTCAAATCAAAGACCTATTAAGTGGGGTGAATCTGGAGTGTATCAAGCAACGCACCATACCGGTGCACCGGCTGGTACTGCTAGTTTATATTACAATCCAGAGACGAAAACAGTCAGAGTAGGTATGATGTCTAGTGCACCAACAGGCAGACCAGGATTTGAGGTAGCTGAAGAAAATCCTATAGCTGGAGTTGGTTTGCCACGTTCAGCAATGGGGCAGGGGGCCATTCGTGCAAATGAGAGAAGCTGGACCATGGGGCCTGCCGAACTTGCATCAGTGCCTCCTGAATTGAAAAGAATTTGGCCAGATGCAGAAAATGTAACAGGTGAAAGGGTATCAGGTGCTAGGAATCTTAGATCATCCACTGTAACTAGGCCAATAGCAGAGATGCCAGCTATGCCAGCAGGTAAAATGAGCGAAGGTCAGTTGCAGACTGAAATGGCTAGAGCATTGAGGGGGCTACCACCAACAGAGCAACGCCCTCTAGCTGAAGCTGGGCCTGAAATGTTCCGTAATCCGGTAGCAAAAGCCCAAGCCGGTGCCCGTGGCATGCTCATACCGCCTAAAAACCCAGTCCCCGGTGAAGGGGGTTGGGGTGGCATGAATCCAATACTACAGAATTGGCAGTAGATGCCCGATCAAACTGACCCACAAATGATGGCTCAGGCATTGTCTGGTGGCATGCCATTGACACCACCACAACAGCCTCAGCCCGTAATTGATAAGTCTCAGGCAGGCCCCGGCATTGATCCATCTGCTCTTAGTGCTTTGTTCTTGGTACCGGCTACTGACACCAAGTTTGGAGATTCTGGATATTACCATATTAAGCATGACTCTGGCCGGTTGGTTGGGCATGCTGATTTGGATTACAGTCCCGGCACAAAGAACATTCATGTTAATATGGTCAGGTCAAATGCAACGTGAAATGGAAATGAGAGAAATGGCGGCTAGGATGCTTGGACGTCCATCACCTGGGGGCATGACGGTGCCCCCTGGCGTAGGCCCCAACGCAGCCCCCGGTGCAATGCGTGGTCGTCTCAATGATTGGGAATAACAAGTGTCGATAGAACTTGACCAGTTAGCTGGCCCTGATGGTGGTGAGGAAGGCCAACGCCTCGCCCTGTTCTGGCGTAAGCAGATAGATAAAATACGTGATGATTCGAAGCACAAACGCTGGCTCAAGCGTTGCACCAGCATTGAGAAACGCTACCGTGACGAACGCAACCGTACCGACGAAGAGGGGCAGCGCCGCTGCAACGTGTTGTGGACCAATGTGGAGATCCTCACGCCTGCCATTTATGGCAAATGCCCCACACCAATTGCTGAACGGCGTTTCCGTGATAAGGACCCGGTGGGGCGCGGGGCGGCTCAAATACTTGAGCGGTCACTACGCAATGAGATAGAAATAACAGGGTATGATGAAGCCCTGCAACAGGCCGTGCGCGACTATCTGCTGGTTGGCCGTGGCGTTGTTTGGGTGCGTTATGAGCCTGAGGTTGAGGAAGGCACTTCAATTGTTTCTGAAGGTGGTATGGATATTGATGATGCTGAAGGTGAGATCAAACCTGATGATGAGGACCCTGAGGCTGAAAAACTAAAGGATACTGGTGACCGCATCACACGTGAGTCCACCCCCATTGATTACATTCATTGGGAAGATTTCTTTACTATGCCTTTCAATGCCCGCACTTGGAAAGAGGTAACAGCCGTCGCCAAGCGCGTGTATATGACACGTGATAGAATGAAAGACCGTTTCGGCCCGGTGATTGCTAAAGCAGTGCCACTTAAGAAGGACGAGCGGGGGGCACAGCGTTATGATGGACCGGACCAAGACCCTGATGATAAGGGGGAGGTATTTGAAATATGGTCGCTTACTGATAAGTCAGTTTACTGGGTGGCTGAAGGCTATGATTATCTTTGCGACCGTAAGGACGATCCGCTTGACCTTGAGAACTTTTTTCCCTGCCCGCGCCCGATCTTCTCAAACACGACTAATGGAACGCTTATCCCTGTACCTGATTATATTGAGTATCAGGATCAGGCAATTCAAATAGACGAACTGACACAACGCATAAGCATGCTGGCCAAAGCCTGTAAGGTGGCCGGTGTTTACAACGCAGCCGCTAAGGATATCATGCGGTTGCTGGACGAGTCAGTTGAGAACGAACTTATCCCGGTTGATGATTGGGCAGCGTTTGCCGACAAAGGCGGTGTTGCCGGTAACATTTCACTTCTACCATTGAAGGAAATCATTGGTTGCCTCAATGAACTGGTGATGATCAAGGAAAAGACGGTTGTTGAACTGGACCGCCTCACCGGTATCAACGATATCATGCGTGGCACTACTGACCCACGTGAGACGTTGGGTGGTCAACGCCTGAAAAGCAACACCGCAGGCACCCGCCTGCAACGCAGACAAAACGAAGTGGCCCGGTTTGCCAGGGATACTGTGCGTATCATGGCAGATATTATGTCGCAGCATTTTTCACCACTATCATTGATTGAGGCTTCTGGTGCCCTTTATGAGGAAGGTCTTGGCGAAACTGACATGCCAGAGCTTTCCACCTTGCAGGGACCCCCAGGTCAGTTGCCAATGCTGCCGCAGCAGGCTCCGTTCTCAGGCCAGCCGCAGGCGCAGGGGCCAGTTCCGCCTCCTGTCGGGGCTGGCCCCACTCCCCAAATGGCGGCACCCCCACCCCCAATGGGCGGCCCACCGGCTGGTCCACCGGGTATGCAGCCCCCAGGCACCAACATAGTGCCGTTTCCAGGCCAGCAGGCCCCCGCTGGGCAGCCTATGGGTGGTCAGCCGCCTGTGCCACCTGAGCTACAGGCCAAAATGCAGGGGCTCCAGCGTATATCTGATGCCATTACACTGCTTCGTAATGAGCGTTTGCGTGGATTCCGTGTTGATATTGAAGTGGATTCCACGATTTACGGCGATTCGCAGCAAGAAAAGGGTGATCGCGTTCAATTTATCACCACTGTGACGCAATTCTTGCAACAGGCCATGTTGATGTCCGGTCAAGTACCTCAAATTGCACCACTTTTGGGCAAATTCCTGCAATTTGGTGTGCGTGGCTTCCATGTTGGCCGCGATCTTGAGGCCGCAATCGAAGATTTCAGCGATTCGGCGGTAAAATTGGCCCATCAAAAGGCACAGCAGGCCAGTTCTCAGCCGCAACCGGCTGTTATCGCGGCACAAGCTCAAATGCTCAAGGCCCACACCGTTGCACAATCAGAAGCAGCCAAATCCAAGCGTGAAGATGCCAAACTGCAGCTTGATGCTCACCAGACACAGCAGAAGAGCGCCATAGAACAGCAACAGGCACAGGCAGAAATCCAAAGGCAGGCCATTGAGACACAGGGCGACCAGCAACAGGCGCAGGCTGACATTCACATGAAGGGTATGGATGTACAGATGCGTGAGATGGAAATGAGAATTGCTGCTATGCGTGAGCAAATGGAAATGATGAAGATGCAACGCATGCAGACTGAGAATATTCAGAAGGCTATGGCTGAGCCAAATGAGGGGGTAGCCTAATGGCACGCTTTGTCTACCGTCCAGGCCACTCTGAGGCTGATGAATTTGGGATGGTGGATGCTAGCATAGCTCCATCACGTAATAGTGGCAACGATGCCCCGCATGTAATCAGTGACACGATGGATTCAACTCGTCATATGGCTGATGGGAAGTTTTATGATAGTAAAGCTAGGTTTAGGGAAGCCACTAAGGCAGCAGGATGTATAGAAGTTGGCAATGAGTTGAAAACACTCACCCAGCCACGTAAATCAATTCCATTAAGTCGTGAACAACGGCGTAATGAGATACGCAGGGTAGTACGTCAGTTACAGGGTTATTAAGATGCCTTTTGTAGTGTACAAATCTCAGGCTGATAAGGTATCATCTAACTTCATTGTTGTAGTGGAAGAATACCGGCAAGCCCTTCTCCTTCACCGCCTAACACCACCGGCCCGATTGGCTGTGCCGGGGAGACCGGCAATACCAGCAATACCCCCTAGACCGCCAACTCCAGCAAAGGGAAGGTTCCCTGCTAAGAGTGGTTCTAAAGGCATACCGGGGCGTTCAGCATTGGTACCTGTGCCTGAAGTTCTAGGCACCCCAGCCCCAACAGCACATCCTTTGGTTGAGCATTGCATACGTCGGGTACCCACTGAAAAAGGGCCTGATGACTATGTAGCCGACTACATTATTGTTGATGACTAGAACGGACCGCACCCGCCGTCCGAACAAAGGAGAGTAGTTATGTTTAATCGTGAGCGTTGGTTACCGTTGCGTCAACTTCCTGATGAAGGTGCCCCTGGTGGTGAAGTTGCCGATGTTGGAGGGGAAGTACCAGCCCCGCCCAGCGGCCCAGGTTCTGGCCGATCAGACCTGCGTCAACAGCTTGAGAAGAATTTTGAAACTGACAGGAAAGCGGCTGAAAAGCAGGAAGCGCCTGCTAAAGGCAAAGGCAAAACCCCAAAACGGGTGGCTGGTGGCGCTGAAGTTGAGCCTGAAGCCCCTGTAGCAGCCGCTGAGGGGGCTGAAGCTGCCCCTGAGGCTGAAGCTGAGGCCGCCCCGCCGCAACCAACCGTAGCGGCCCCTGAGGGCTTTTCAAAGGAAGCAAAAGCTGAATGGGCCAAAACACCCCCGGCTGTGCAGGCTGCCGTGGCCAAGCGTGAAGCTGACATGGCCAAGGGCGTTGAGGAACTCAAAGGAAAATACAAGGATATTGATACTGCCCTGCAGCCGCATGTGGAGGCTATCAGGCGTACCGGCCATTCACCGGCAGAAGCCGTTAGCCAGCTCTTTGCATGGTTCCAAGCTTTGTCGGGAAATCCGGTAGCGGCTTTCCCTGCACTGGCAAAAAGCTTCAATATGGACCTTGGGGCTATCCTTCAAGCCGCGCAGAGTCAGCAGCAACCTCAACCGCAACAGGGACAGCAGCCAGCGGGTGATGTTCCCCCCGCCATGCAGAAGTACATCAATGACATGCAACAGGAGCTTGGCCTTCTGAAGCAACAGTTTGGTCAAGAGCTGACTGGCCTGAAGTCAACTTTTCAGCAACAGTCTGAGGCCAAGACCCAGGAAATACTCACCAACTGGTCAAAGGATAAACCCCACTTTGAAGCGGTACGCGGCCTGATGGCTCAATTCATTCAGTCAGGCGCTGTACCTCTCAAGAATGGACAAGTTGACCTTGATGGTGCATATGATATGGCTATCTATGCAAGCCCTGATGTTCGGACCCAAGTTTTGACGGCCCAACAGGAAGCGGCTAAAAAGGCAGCGGCAGCCAAAGTGGAAGCAGAACGCAAAGCGCAGCAGGCCCAGGCTGACAAAGCCCGCAAGGCAGGCGTGAGCGTAGGCGGCGGTGCCCCCGGTGTACCGGGTGCCCCCAGTGGCAAGCCTACCGGCAAACGCAAAACAGTACGTGAGTCCATTATGGAAGCACGTGAGCAGCTAATTGAATAGGAACAACCCCATAGACAGCAAGGGGTAACCCCACAAGGGTAGTGCTGTCAGGCTACGTGTATCATGTGGCAGGCGCTGAAAACGCGACCAGTTGGCTGACAACAGCCAATCCACGGTTGACGGCAGGCGGGCCAGGAAAATCAACGGTTAACCGAACTCAACAAGGAGCCAGTTATGGCATTTCCGAACCTGTCGGAAATTGTCACGACGACCTTGCGTAACCGAACCGGCGAGCTTGCGGACAACATGTCTCGTAATAACGCCGCTCTTTTGCGCTTGACGAAACGTGGCAATTTGAAGACGTTCTCAGGCGGTCGCACGATCGTCCAGGAACTGAACTACGCTGACAACCAGACCTTCCAATGGTATTCTGGTTACCAAACCCTCAATATCAGTCCGTCGCAAGTGTTCACGGCGGCTGAGTTCCCGATCCGTCAAGCGGCAGTGGCCGTTTCCATCTCCGGCCTGGAAGAGCTCCAGAACTCCGGTGAGGAAGCCATCATTGACTTGCTTGAGTCCCGCATCATGAACGCCGAAGACACGTTCATGAACGGCCTCAGCCAGGGTATTTATGGTGATGGTACGGTGACCAACTCTGTTGGTGGCTTGCAGTTGCTGGTAGCAGCTACACCCACATCAGGGACGGTTGGTGGTATTGACCGCTCACAGTGGTCCTTCTGGCAAAACCAGACTTGGTCTGCTGGCACCAACGGCGGCACAGTGCTTAGTTCGTCCACAATTCTGCAGCAAATGGATTCGCTGTGGGTCAGCCTGATCCGTGGCCGGGACTTCCCGGACCTGATCATCGCAGACAACGTGACGTACAAGTACTACCTGAACGCGCTGCAGGCTATTCAGCGTATTCAGACTGAGAGTTCTGCTCCTGATATGGCAGAAGCTGGTTTCCAGTCGCTCAAGTACTTGAACGCCGACGTCGTCCTCGACGGTGGCTTCCAGGGCTTCAGCACTGACCCGCTGCCGCCACAACTCAGCAGCAGCACCAGCGCCCTTGGTGGTGCGCCGTCCACGACGATGTATTTCCTTAACACGAAATACATCCATTGGCGTCCGCATGCTCGCCGCAACATGGTGCCGCTTGATCCTGACCGCTTCTCGGTCAACCAAGACGCCATGGTCCGGTTGGTTGGTTGGGCAGGCAACATGACGCTATCCAATGCCTTCCTCCAGGGTGTGTTGGTGTCATAAATATCAATACTGTGGGGGCTAAGGCCCCCACAGGCTACTTTTAAAAAGGACAACACACATGCCCGGTGACAACCTTTTTACTCCGAATACTACTGGCACTGTAAGCATCACATCTGCTGTAACTACGGCAAATGTAGCCCTTGTTCCTAAAGGGGCCAAAGCTGTGCGAATAAAGAACATTGACGCTACTAATATTGCCTATGTTGAGTTTGGCACTTCATCTGTTGCTGCAACAGTCCCCAGTGGGGCTACTCCAGGATCAATGCCCATTGGGGCTGGGGAGACGGTCGGTTTATCTTTAGGGTCTGGTATAACGCATGCTGCTGCCATTTGTACGGCTGGCACACCAATAGTGTTCTTCACGCCAGGAAATGGCCTCTAATTATGCTTGGATTGGGGTTATCTGTTGCTATTGAGAAACGTGCTGCTGCTGGTGCAGCCCCATCACCGGCAGCGCCAGTAAATACTGTTTTACCGGCAATCAGTGGCACGCCAATTGTGCCAAATATGTTATCTTGTTCTACCGGAACTTGGACTGGTTATCCAAATCCGACTTTCACATATCAATGGAAGCGTAATACGGTAAGCATTGGTGGTGCAACTGCTTCCTTATATACG